TAGGTTTGTAGACCAACAACTCTTGAAGCTCACCAACTAAGTCACTGTAGCCTTCTCCGATCTTGAACGAGGTAGTGGCTTGCTGAACGAATGTCGTTGCCGTGTTTTCTAAAGTGCCATCGACATAGACCCTGCCGTTGTTTGTTGAGTAGTGGCCTTCGGCTAACAGTTGCACGCCGTTTATCGGCGTCCCTCCATTCGAAGCATTTGAGCCGTCAAACACATTGACCTGACTCGACAGGATCGAAATGTTCCTAAATTGGGAGCCGCCGCCTTGTGCTTCGATGATTCTATGGTGTCCGGCAACGTTATCTGCGGCCACTACGACGAAGTAGCTGTTGCTTTCCGCTGCTCCAAATGTGATCGAAGCGTCCATTCTGTCGTTATCGAACCGCAGTGCTGGCTTGCTGTTCTTGGTCAACACCGCTGACCCGTTGTAGATTTGAGGCTGTAGCGTCGTCGTCGCCTGCGTCGCGTCCTTACCGTTCCCGCTCTGGTCATACCACGTAACAACGTAGCCGTTGTCTGTTCCGCAGCGCGCCGCAATGGCAGCGATGTTGAGGTTGCCATCAGCATCGAACCCAATGTCAGTGCCGGTATCTACACCGTCGTCCTTACGCACCTTCATGCAAGGACCACTATAGGTTGAACTAAGTTTTCTAACAGAGTAGGCCGCTTCTGCACTACTGTAAGTATCAAGAAGTAAAGAAGAATCAAAAGAAGGAGTATCGTCATCCTGTGCTGATTCCATAGAGGCAGGGAGATTGATATTGATTCCTATATCAAGGGTGCCAGCAACAGAAAGATCAACAACAGCCAGATCACCATAAATATCGCTTACTGCTTGAGAATCAGGCAGGCTCATAGTAAGACTGATTGGGTCAAAGTTCGTTTCATTATCAGTGCTGAGTGCAGGCAGTGTGAGATCAATAGCGATTGTATCAACGCTAGTTTCAATATTACTTTCAAGGTTTGGCAAGCTCAGGCCAATATCAATTGGCTCAAACGTTATTGTCTTATTAGTAGTGACTTGTGGTAAGGTCAGATCAACAACAATTGGAGCACGAGATATTGAAGCCTGTGCAGTTGTTTCAATATCGACAGAAAGCTCTAAGTCTGGCACATCAATGTTACCACCAACACCCACTTCAAATTGTTGTAAGAAGAAGTCGGCAGTGATGGGATCGAAAGCAACAGGAGTATCCCAATAGAATGTAGAGGAAAGACTTAACGACAGTAATAATGTTTCTAAAGAGACATCTACTGGAGGTTGAGGGGTTGGTGTATAGTCGTCATTTATATCGTTTACACCCCTAGTAAGATTTCTAGTAACGCTCCTACCATTAGGTGCCTCAATATCAACAAAGAATGTTACAGGCCCTCTTTTTGATTTAGGTTTAGCTGGCCTTACATTAGGACGTAAGGGGGTCTCATCAATGTTGATACTGACGACCATTACGCATTAAATTCCTTGATCTCACCAGTGTTAGTGAAGAAGAACTTAGGACTAGGTATGTATGTCTCTAATGTCACACTTATTGTTTTCTGTAAAATTCTATCACCCGTATCGTTAGCAGTCACACTCCCAACTTCTCTTTCATTATTGATGAAAGCCTTGTTGTGAACCGAGTATTTAGTCTCTATGTTTATATCAGGGCTAAACAAAGAAAAGATGCTAGACCTTAACATGTCCATATCAGCCTTATACTTAGACCATAAGTTAACTTCATAGGTTATATTAATTGGCCTCGGAGGTAAACTTAATATTCTAGTAGCCCTACGTTTCTCAGGATCCCACGCAGTCTCGCTTACAATATTTTGATAACGCATTCTAGCTTGGTCACTTTCAGTTTGCGTTTCTACAATCGTAATCATAGGAAGGATTAGAGTATTGTCTGCCTTAAGACGACCAGCAATTCTCTCTGGATTACCGTGAGAGCAATTCACCTTCACACGATTCCCATTACCATCCAAGTAGTATAAGTTACCAAAGATGTGCAACATACTACGAAGACTTTCTTTGTAGACATTATCAATCACTGGAAGTAACTTAGTAGTCGTAAGATTTACAATCTGATTCCGAACATATAAACTGTCCTTATTTCTCATCAGTACCTACCTCCAACTTGATCAGGACGATCAAAGAAGTCTTGGTTGTGAATATCTTGAGTGTCTCTCAGGAGCTTCGCATGAACCATTAAGTGATAAACACCATATGCCTCAAAGCTGTCTTCTTGAACCTCGAATACTTCAAACTTCATCTCTTGGAACTCAGGTTGCAATACATCACCTATGGCAATGGAGCGACCTAATATATTTTCAGTGTAGGATTTGTTGAAGACGAACACTTGATCAATCTGCATCTCTACACCAAACTGAGAAAGGTTCTCTTCAATAGGACGAGGATCATAGTGTGCCCATAATGTTACTGGTTCTTGTGCTATTGTTTTCTGTCTCGACTCCTGGTAAACATCATCAATGTCATTAGATGGGATGTATTCAAATACCTTGATACGCGACCCTGATAACTTAATGTTTTCAGCGTCCACCATGTTGAACAAGTTCTTATCGTTCTTCTTTTTGAATAACGACAGCCTTGTATCTCTCTCCTCAGGAAAGTTTGTAGGAGGTGTGTTTACCTTGAATCTAGACATTAGAAGATATCAAATAATGCAGGCCCTTCGATCTCAGTCGTAAGCTCTTCTAGGAGCATCTCCTTTTCTCGTTGAGCCTCGGCAACTAATTCAGCACCGTTTAATCTTGTGCCCCCACCTGGGCCTGGAAGAGTCTGATACTTACCACGAATACCGCCTAAGATTTCCTTAGATAAAGCTAACGTGTATCTCTGCACCCAACTCTTGTAAGCATGGTGGATTGTGTTAGGATCAAAGGCTCTGAACTCTAAGAGGACAGCCTCATCGTTGTTCTCTGGGACGGGCCAAATGTGAAGATACTTATTATTCACAAGTTGCCATGTAGACATCTGACCTAATACATTCTTAACCTGCTTCAAGTATTGTTGCATAAGAAGGTACTGGCTAACATTATAATTATTAAATAAACCAGTATTCGTAAAGAACATGATAGCAAAATCAAACTCAAGTGAGCCAGGGTTTGCACCAAACTTGAAGAAGTCTCGTCTGTACCAGCAGTCATTTAAATTGTCCGCAATCTCTTGTGGAAGCTCATATACGTTGATTCCACCCGACGTATCAAAGGTAGCGTATTGAGTCATCCAATCAGGTGCATGATACTCAAGCTTAGAGATGGCCTCATCAATACAGATTTGTATTTGGAAATCATCAAGCTCAACATCAATAACAGGATAACCTAACTTAGCTAAGACGTAATCTTTGATAGTTTTATTAAACGTTTTAAATTCGTTTACGTCTTTGAAGTCTTTGTTATTAAGATCTTTATCCTTAGGGCTCTTGTAGTCTTTCAGTCTATTACCACCGTAAGTGCCATAAGATGATCCATAAGCTTTAACTTTTGGTATTCCTATTTTATCACCCATAACAAATATATTTACCCTAGAAATGAAAAAAGGACTCAGTATAAAACTGAGCCCTTTCTTCCGTTGTTTAGCTTAAGCTATTAGCTCAGGGGCAAGTCACCACCGGCAGCGTAAGCGTTAGTCAGATCCTCACCATCAGCACCCGTTTGTCTGAAGATCTCAGGCGTCAGGTAATCCGAACCCGTGCCGACCAGTCGGATCACGCGGTAGAAGCGCGAAGCAGGCTGAACCGCAACCTTGCCGTAGCGAGTCAGGATGCCCTTTCTCGGCTGGAAGGTCTCAGGATCGACAACCGTGTCCAGCGGCTGGACCGGGATGTACGGGCAGTAGAAGAAGCCCGCATCCATCGCGTTGCTACCCTTGTAGCCGACGATGATTTCATCTTCTGGGAACATCGGGTCGATGACCAGATCATACTTACCAGCGAACTTGCCAGCGTATTGGATCTGACCGCCACCCATGTTGGTCGGACCCATGCCTTCCGGCAGGCCACCCTCAAGCTTCGCAGCCGACTCAAGCATCGACGCGATGACCGGCGAGGTGATCAGGACGTTACCAGGACCACGGAGGGTCGTGCGGTAGATGTCCGTGCTAGCGAAGTTGATCAGAGCCAGGACGTTCGAGTAGATGTGACCGAGGTGTTGAGCACCTTGGGTTGGAGTTGTAGTCGAAGTGAAACGCTTCAGGTCCATCACGTAGACGTTCGAGTAGCGACGGCTGATACCACCGTTACCATCAACCTTGTCTTCATCGACCAGATCCGAGCTAAAGTCATACTCGTAAGCACCCGCAATGAACGTGCCGCCCGGTTGAGCGTTACCCGTGCCACCGATGCCTGGGAAGTTATCAGCGGTGCCTTGGTAGAGCGACTTGAGGTACCAACCGCCGAAGCTGTTGTCATCGTAAGCGCCAGCGCCATAAGCGATCATGCGGATATCTTCGATCAGTTCACGGTCGATTTCCAGGTTCATTTCCTTCGACAGGAGGTCCGTGAGTTCAGCTTCCATGTCCAGGTTGTGGTAAGCCTTCAGGTCTTGAGCGGCTTCCAGGGTCCAGAGGGCTCTCATCTTACGCTCACGCGCTTGGACGGTTTGCTTCTGGATGTGCATGTTGACTTCAGGAATCTCAGTGTTCTTCAGTCTTTCAGCAGCAGAAACCGAGTAACCCAGAATGGTCGTACCACTTGGGAACGAAGCCAGCTTACCACCCATCGTGGTCGAAGGCGAGCCGTTCGCATTCGCGATAACGTTCGACAGGTCGAAGCCGCCCGAGGCAGTGGAGAATGCAAGGGCAGAAGCCGTACCGAAAGCACCGTCAGCGGCGGTATCAGTACGCGA